TAGCAAAAGTCTTAAAGACTAAGTGTCCTTCATAGTTATAGTCAGCAGTAGCATCACCGTTAGTGTCAGAGTAGTATTGAATTACTTGATCTACTACACCTCCAACTAGGGTTACACTATTTACTGTACCTCCCTCAGATTGAACATACCTTACCTTAGTAGTTCCCCCTATAGTACCTACAGACTTAACACTACAAAAACGATGAGTATCATTACCAGTAGTGGCATGTTCCCATGTCATACCAGCACCTTTCCAGAGGGTAACACTGCCACTATCTAGTTGGGATGCTGTTGTACCGTCAGATGTAAACTCAAATCTATCTGGCCCCACTGCCACAATAGGAAACTCAGTGTTATCCAAAGCACTCTGAGCTATCCAGAAATCTATCAAGGCACTGTATACGTTCACACCTTGTTGATTATCGGCTAAGTAACCAAGTCTTGTAGCTCTAGCCCAATGCACTTGTCCTGCTGTGGGTGAGCTTGTTGCTGCCCAAGTGAGACCATGAGAGGCATTGTAAACAGGGTCTGCTGCTAAAGTTATAGCAACGGTTACACTTGAAGCGCCTAACACTACCCCTGTCTGTCTTTGTGGCAGATAGCCAGCCTTCATAACAGTTATCTCATAAGTACCTGCTGCTGTAGTAGTGGCACTTGTACCTGTAGCAGACGCTTCTATTGTCTGTGTCCCAGTATCAAATATCTTTATATCACTTGCAGCTACATTAGATGTAACCTCTAGCTGAACTGTTGGAGCAACTACAGTTATCGTACCACCACCAGAAGCGTTAAGCTTTCCAGATGCTATGGTTACGCCTGCTGTTACTGTTAGAGTTCCTGTTCCTGTATATTCGATATAGTAAGTTGAATCTGAGAACGTACACTCTGTTACGTCTAGAGTAGTTGAACCTACTACGTCAATTAAGATGTCAGTCTGATTACCTGAAAAGATTACTCCCGTCAGGTTAGCGCCAGAAGCACCGTCCATTTCAAGAGCTGCTGTAGTAGAGTTCTTGATAGTAGTATTAGTCAGTGTTGGATTGTTAGCAACTATTGTTGCACAGCTATCAAATAAACAACCATCAAACGTATGTCCATTCACTACAGCTAACTCACCCGCTCCCTGAATAACACAGGAAGTGTATCCAACTGTTGCAGATGTTGACCCTGTAGAGTTCCAGTAGAAAGGTGTGTTACTTATCCAGTTACATAGCTCAAATGAGACAGTGTCACTTGCACTAGCATTGACTTCAAACCCCAAGTCATTATCATTTATATGTGCTCTCCCCCAAGGTATAGTGAAGTCAGCTTGCGCAGCAAACTCAAAGGTTGCTAGGCTGTCTTCAAACCAAGTGAGGGTAGACCCGTCTCCTACTCCCCAAGGAAAGAAACAGTGGTGCATATTACCAGTAGGTGACTCTGTTGTTTTAGTGTCATCTGTATCTATCTGGGCACGTAGTGTAGCAAACGACCCTCTGTCCCCAGTCACTCCATTTATAGCTATATATGGGTCAACATACCCGATAGAGTCTATATATAGGGTGGAGAATGAGCCAGCAAAAGTTCCACATAGCCCAATTCTAGTCACATCTGTTGGGTCGAATGTCCCACTGTAAAGATGCGCAGAAGTACTCCTGCTCACGTTGATAAGGCTGGCAGAATAGTTAGTCAACACCGGAGCGTCTGCCCCGTAGATAGGCCAAGCTGCTTCCTCTGTACCAAGGCTTGAACTATTCATATAAACCATAGCTCCACCAGAGCTAGTTAGGTTGGCAAGCTTGGTGTAGGTGGTAGCTGAGTGAGAGTGGAGGACACAAAAGCGACCAGTAACAGTGAAGTCTGTTGAAGACACTGTGTATATCCCACCCTGTAGTCCATTACCTGTACCAGCGTTCCCTAGAGCCCCGTTCCCTGTATCATTTATACCAGTAGCAAATCCATTACCTAAGTAACCAGCACTGGCTGGTGTTGAAGAGGCCAGCATTGAGCTAGGGTTTACACCACTACCACCCCCTGTATCACACGTATTTAGTGAGGTGTATCCACCACTTATACTTGGTGCTGCCATTATTCACTACCTCCTATACATGATATGGCAGCTTCGCTGCTCCTACTCTCTGCTGTGAGAGACCACCCCCTCACACACATACCATCAAACTCCACTTCATAGCCTACTATTTCTTCTAGTCTTAGCACACTTCCGTCTTCTCTTGTTAGGGGTGGTGTGAATGTGACAACCATTGGGACGCTTAAAGTCTCGTAAGGCTCTACACATTCTACTCTGTACTCAGCCGCTCTTATCCTATTCTCTTCTACAGAGAAGCTAGGACTCATTACTAGGTTTATTTCAGCACACAGGCCAGAGGCTAACAGTATGTTAACTGCTGACTCTAGTGCTGTGTGTAGTGAGTTAAACGCCATAGGTTCCTCATTCTGTTGGTGTTGCCATTATACCTTTTAGCCTACCACTACTATCTCTTTCAACAGAGAAGTGGTAGGTGGGTTTTGTATTAGTTAAATTATATATCTTAGCCACTAGGCTTTCTACATCTAAAGCTGGTGGTAGACTTTCCTTCTTAATACTCGTGGAGAGCATTGCCTTGAGTTCTCCCTCTCGCTGCATACGAGCCTCTCTAAGCTCTGTTATAAGAATATCCAGCTTGTCCCCTAGCTCAGAGGAGAGAGAGCCCTTAGAGAGCTTCTCAAGAGCTTCTCGGAGTATCATGGCATCTTCTGAGCCAGCTATCCTTTCATACTTCTTCATAGCCTCTTCCCTCCCTTCACTTGAAACTTCTCTCCCGTGGCAGGGTCTTTATAGAAGCCATCGGACAACCCATCATACTCTTTTCCCTGAGCTAGGTTACGCAAGGCTTCTTGAAACACCTCTACTCTGTCTGGAGTTTGGTCGTTCCAATCACTGTTGGCAGCTTCAAGAGCAGCCTCTTCATACTTCCCTGCCTTTATTAGCTTCCAAGTTTCCTTGTGCTCTTTATACCAGTTAATACCAAGCTGGAAGTTTACTGAGGCTAACACCTTAATAAACTCCTTATCTTCCACTTTAAGGGACTTAGCTTGCTTCTCTGCTGCTGTCTTAGCAAGTTTAGTGTCTTGCTCAAACCACTTGTCAAGCTGCTCCTGCTCTATCTCGTCCCCCTCTTTATACTTCTTAAGTTCAGAGGAGGTTAGTTTATGTCCATAGCCAGCCGTTAGAACTCCCTTGTCATCCTTCTCCCCTTGGTAGACCTTGGACTTAAATCCTTCCTCAGCATGTAACAACTCCTTAAGACTAGTCATCTCATTTTGGGAGTCTTCTCTTGCTAATGCCTCGTCAAGCTCCTTCATACGCTGTTCTTCTGTAACTGGCTCAGACGTGGTGCCTTCAATTACAGGAGTTTCTTCTACTGGACTGCCCCAAGTTATATTTCCCACAGGCGTGTAAGGTTCTTCTTTAGGCTCTTTAGGAGCCTCCCAAGTTATCTTTCCCCTAGGTATGTAGGGTTCTGGTGGATTACTTACCATCAGCGCCCCCAACCTTAACAGGAATGCCATTCCGAATAACAAAAGTATTACCTTCTTCGTCAACACCTGTCTTCCCCTCATACTGCGAGTAGTCAACTACCGTAGCTACCTCTTGAGTAGCAGGGGCTTGTTCCTGTTGGGTTTCATCAGGCCATAGCTGTTCCTTCCACGAGTTAAAGATGGACTCCTGAGACTTACCACTAAGGTTTGAATCCACTCTTACTACGCGAGTAAGTGGCCCAGTAATCTTATTGTTAAGCTCCTCTGCTTGAGCACGTCCTCTCTCAGTCTTTGATCTAACCATGACTTGACCTCCTTCAAACACTAGGTCAAAGTCTTTACCAGTAGTGAGGGACTGTGAAGCCCTAATCATTCTTGGAGAAGTCTTTGGCATCTCCTCTCTTCTAGCGTCATTAGATAGAGTAGTTTTGGAGAGAGATACAAAGTTATCTGCCACCTTGCCTTTGTAAGTGAACACCTGTCGATTCACGTTATCAAGATCAGCGTTAGACAAACCTCTCATCTTAATAAACCTACCAACCTCAGGGGTTGCTAAGAAGGCAATAGACTTGTCTATCTCCTTTGT